CCACCACCACCTGAACCGCCAGTTGTACCTACAGAACCACTACCTCCAACGCCACCACCATTAGCGGTAATAATTCCAGCAATAAAACTATTAGCACCAGTAGCGCCTGAAGCACCGCCAGCGCCAATAGTTAAAGTGAATGAAGTAGCTGGAATGGCTGTAAATGAACCAGTTTGTACGCCTCCACCTCCTCCACCACCAGCGCTACTGCCAGCAGAAGCGCCACCACCAGCAACAACTAAATAAGTAATTGAATAAGAACCTTCATTGACTGTTTGAAAGCGTTGCCAATTTCCATTAATGTAACCTTCATAAAAACCACCAGCATCGCTATTAAAACGCATTAATCCATTAATTGGAGAAGCTGTACGCAATACAGTAGGGCCAACAGGAAGATAAATTTGTCCAGTTTGTGCATGAAGGTCTAATGCCACATTAGAAACAGCGCCACCAGTAATAGCCACATTGTTAGCATTTTGGTAAGCCATTGTGCCTAAAGCAGCAATAAGTTGGTCTACATAGTATTTAGTAGCACCATCTTGTGCAGATGTAGGGTCAGCAAGGTTAATAATACGGTTTGTACCCATATTAAGATTGCCAGAAGCGGTTGTTTGACCGTCAGCAGCCAATGAACCTGTCAATGCGTTAGCAATGTCTGTAAGAGTGTTATTAGCCCATGTAGAACTAATAGTTGTGCCTGTTACTACAGGATTGCCGACTGGCAGCGAATATGTACCTGAACCATTGCGTGACATTATTTAACTCCTTCTTGTTCTGCCCGAATTAATAATAATTTGGCTAAATTCTTTTGTTCTTCTGTCATTGCTGGCATTTTTGCTGCAATTTGACCAGCTTTATAAGCGCCTTCACCCATAAGTCTTGGACTAGTAGTCGCCATAGTTGCTAATGTGCCTGGTAAATGAGTTGCGCCACCTAAAATGCTTAACAACGCACCTGCATCTAATCCTTGCCCAACCAAACCTCTTGGAGTCCAAGAAGTTAAAGCTTGACCAGCCAATGCTGGCATGACATCTTTACCACCAGCTTCCATTAATTTATTTGCCAATTCTTGACGATAACCGTAATTTGTATTTACATTGTTACGCATTAAAGATTGTAATTTATTTAATCCAGTAGCCGTTGAAGCTTTTTGACCCAAACTTAAAGACTTTTCAATTTCTTTAATTAAGTCTGTGGTTTGACTATATTCTTTCATTACTTCAGCATATTTAGGCGCTTGGTCATTAATGGTTGATTTAACAGAGTTATAAATACTTTCTGCTACAGTTCTAGCTTTAGTTCCATATGGGATATCTTCAAGCGTTGCACCAATGCGTTGTTTAAGCGCATCCATACCTTCTGGAGTATGGTACTCAGCAGCATCAGCACCCTTCCATTCATTAACAGATTGTTTTATTTCTTGTAAAGCTTTAATTGCATTAGGATTTGTAGTTTTATTTTTATAAGAACCAATATCTTTTGCAGCTTTAAGGCTATTATCAATAGCATCAAAATTTAATACAGATTTGTCTTTGCTAATATCTTCCATACCAGAACGATAAATAGCGCCTCTGTCGGCTTTCATTGTGTTTAAGTTAAACTTGGCAGCGTTTAAAGCATCTTCCATTGGCGCTTGACCACGCATATTAGCAACAAATGTTTCATTACCTTCTTTACCAGCTTTGTAAGCTTGTTTAAAAGCTTCTTCTCCAGCACCAGTAGAAAGCCCTGTGCTTTTACGCAACATTGAACCAAGTAATTCACCGCCTTTTGATAATACATTAGGCGCAACATTTAATGCTACATTTGTAGCAAAAGTTTTTGCTTTTTCATTGGCAAATTCTTCAGGTGTTAATTCTGTTTTTTCAGGTGTTGCATAAGCTAATGCGCCACCAGCTAATGCGTTTGTACCCATGCTTTTTGCAAAACTAGGTATTTGACCAACGCCAGCAGTCATTTTATTCATTGCGCCAATAACAGGCAAATTTTCACCAATTAATGCAGCAGGTTCAGTAGTAAATTTAGATACTATAGGCCCAGCTTCAGCATTTAATTGCGCTTGACGCTTATTAAGCATTTCAACAGGCCAATCACCCATATTGGCTACAGAAGGGGAAACTTTACCAGCTAATTGCCATGCTGCTTGATTTAAACCATAAAAAGGTTTTGCAGCGCCTAACAATGCAGAAGGAATAGCGCCAGCAATACCTTGTTTAAGGTTTTCCCAAGTTAATTCATTTGAAGCTTCTTTAGGCGCTACAACAGAAGTTTCTTTGGCATAATTAGACCAAGGCCCAGTTTCAGTAGATTGATATTGTTCCCAAGGTGCAGCCATTATTGCTTTCTCCAACTTGTAGGTTGAGAAGGGTCGCCACCTAAAAATACATAACCACTTTGAACCATACCTGGAGTTGGTGCGCCACTAGGTGCAGAAGTCTGCATTTGTGTTGATTGCATATTTGTTGGCAATGGCTTTTGACTAATTTCATAAGCATTTTTAATTGCTTTGTCAGCAGTTTTTTTCAATTCTTCAGATTGCTTATTTAATGTATTTTTGGTTAACAATAAAGCACTAGGAGAGGTTGGGTCTTTTACAACACTTTGCAAAATTTCCCAATCTTTACCATTTAATACTCCTAAGTTAAATGCTTCTTTAGCTTGTAACATCATAGTGTTGTAAGCTTGTTGCATATCTGCCCTAGCATTAGGGTTTACCATATCAACACCATTAAAGCTTTGTAATTTTTGTTGATAATTTGCAATTGAATCATTTAAATTTTTAGCGCCAGCAACTTGCTTTGCAGGTTCACCAGTTAAAGCGCCTTTACTACCCATCAATGGTTGACCATTAATAGAAACAGGTGTTGCTTCGGCTGGATTTCTTGGATTTACTGCAACAAAACCATTAGCCGTTTCAACAATTTGCGGTTTGTTTTGATTTGCACCTTCAAGCGCAAGGCGTTGTTTTTGAATTTTTAATTCTTCTTTTTGATACTCATTCATTTGATTTTTGTAATCATTGAATGTACCTTTAAAACCATCTTTTTTAGCTGTTTCGTAATTGATGATTTCTTGAGTTTTCTTAGGAATAACATTTTCAATAATGGAAGGCAACAACAAGTTACCAGCGCCAGTTTCGCTTTTAAGTGCTTTAGCCAATGCTTCTTGTGGATTTGCTGCTACTGCTGGCATTACAGCTTGAGGCGTTACGCCTTGATAGGCTGGCCCAGCCAATTCTGTAGCAATTTCTGGTGTTCCACTTAAAGACTGCATAATATCTGTTGTTTCAGCAAGTTTCTTTTCACGCAATGCTTTAGCTAATGCTAATTCCTGTTGGTCAATATCTTCAAGTTTTTTATTGCCCATGTAAACTTGAGATAAATTTCCTATATTTTCCAAAGGGTTTACAGGTACATAACGATTACCAATCATTTGACCTTGATTGGTTTGCAAACCTTGTTTTAAAAGTGCTTGTGCCATTAAACGCTGGCGTTCAAGTCCTTTTAATTCTGGAGTCATCAATAATGTTGATAAATCTGAAGTAGCCATATTATTTACCTTTAACCAATGAATGAACTACCAAGCTTAAACATTCCGTTCATTAATGAATTGTTATAAGCATTATTGAAATTGGCATTGGCAATATTGTTTTGATTTGTCATACCCATAGCAGTAGAGTAATCTGTGCCACCAACAACTTGCTGGTTATATGGTGTTACATATTGTGTTGGTGCTGCAATGCCTTTTAACAATGCGCCAACTTGTGCTGGGGCCATATACTTAGCCAAAGCTTGTGTAAATGCTTGATTTTGTGCGCCCATACCAAGCTGTTGATTTTGTAATTGTTGGTTATAAGCCAATTCATTAGCAGACATATTTTGAGTATTTGCACGCAATGGCTGATTGAATGCTTGTTCATTGCCCTGTAAATTAAGCCCAATTTGACCAGCTTGTTGACCATAAGCTTGTTGATTGGCTTGTAAACCAGTTTGCATACCACCAACAATAGCGCTAGTTCTTGCGTCATTTTGACCTTGATTGAACACACGCATTTGATTGTTATAAGCTTCTGTACCAGGAACAATACCTTGGTTAGCTAACTGCGCTTGCATTGATTGCTGTTCTTGTGCTTGTTGAGGCTGTAATCTGCGCAAAATAGCGTTTTGGTATTCTTCACCAGGATTAATACCATAAGAAGGCAACGCAGCAGTATTAATTTGTGTATTTACATTATATTTTGGTAATTCTAAAAGCTGAGTAGCAGGGTTAAATTGTTGCTGATTCAAGCGTGAACCATAATAGTTCATTGTTGGCATATCACCAGAACTATTAAATGTAGGTGAAGTTAATGGATTTCTATATGTATCAGCCATTACTCCAAAGTTGCCACTTACAGCATTTTGTAATTGACCTGGCAATGTTTGATTTGCAGTATAAGTAGGGTTACCATTAGCATCAGTCCCAGTTTGAGAATAACTTAAATTACCATAAGCGGTATTTTGATTTACACGGTTTGCTGCCAATGCGTTTTGTGCATTAGCTTGATTACTAGCAGCAGTTTGTTGCGCTGCACTTGTATAGTCTGGAGTAGCCACTTGTTGTGGGCTTCCAAACACCGTATTCATTACTCCACCGACAATTCCGTTACCGCCACCCATATTAAACTCCTTTTAGAGTCGTTTTTATGTCTAACCATCGACAATTTTCACGCCTCATTGCTAATATTACTAAATCCCCATTATTGTGGGCATCTTCGATATACGCTTTATCTACAAAACCAAGGTGTCGGCTTAACTTTAAAGAATCCTCATTATTAGAAGAAACTGTTGCAAGTATAACGCTAAGTCCTAGTTTATTAAAGGGATAATCAAAGCTTGCCCATAACAGGTCTTTACTAATCCAATTTTCGTCTATAGCTGCCACATGAATTACACATGATTTTTCCATAAACCCACAATACCCTACTACTGCTATTAAATAACCGTCTATTTCTTGCCCAATACAAGTGGTATTTTCTGGCAATTTCTCGCCCAATTTGTTACCCAACCAAGCACGCATATAGTCTTGGTCAGCCGTAACAACTTGCCTCAAAGAACGCCACCTCGTTCCATTACATAATCCGTAGAAGCCCAATGCACATCAATACCTTGAGAAGCTATCTTCATAACTACGCCACCTGAATATCCTAGTCCTGTAACACCTTGCCATGACTTAGTAATGCTTAATGCGCCACCCCATTGTGAAGCATCCCAAATCGCATTATCCCAAGAACCAATAGCGGTATTTTGGGCATTAAATGACACAGTTCCAAGGTCATTTTGTGTAGCAAAATCCACATTTATACCAGCCAAAACGCCAGGTATTCCATTGTCTGTCTGGAATATAGGGCGAATCATGGTAAAACGCTTTAACTGACCTCTAGCGTCAAAATAGCTATAAGCTTGTTGAATATCGGCATTAATGTTGCTGCCATCGTCTGAATAAGCGTTCCAAAAATGCCCTATATAGCCTTTTGCGCCAAAATACATTTGGTCATTAGACAATTCCCAACATTGGGCATCAAAACCGCTAAAACTAGCCCAAGCTTTTGAAATGGTATTCATTACAAATTGTTGTGGCCCAGTATTAAATGGAACATTAATAATCAACATATTTTGGCTTGCGTAATAAGCAATTTGCCAACCAAAGTTTGTAGAATATAGGGTTGCAGCTTGAGAAATAGCGTAATAAATCTTATCAGTAAGGTTAACCCTAGGGTCTAATCGGCTTGACTGCAAAGCAGAAGCCAAAGGCACAAGTCCGTCTTGGGTAAGCAACAAAATATCGCCAGCAAACTTGTAGAAACATCTACGATTAAATATATAACCTAATTGCCATACGCCTTTTAAAGCCCATGTAGCTACGGTACTAGGGTCTGTACCGTTATAGACAATAACTTCGCCCATATTGGTTACAAATACTGCATAGTCATCAGCGCCTTGACCAGCGTCAATAGTCCAAGTAGCCATACCTTGAATATAGCCACCATTTCTAGCAATTCCACCAAAATCAAGGGGTTGCGCTTGTCCAGCAATAGAGTTAACTGGCAAATACCAGACTTTCATGCTATTTACTTCAGTAAAATACAGTCTGTTTTTAAACAAATTGACATTAACAAATTTGTTACTATTTATGCCAGTAATGGCAAAATTAATGCCATAAGTTCCTTGATAAGTAGCGTATGTTCCAGTTGTTGTAGCTGCTGAAACAGGGGAAGATGCCATTACATAATAAAATGTAGTGGGTGAATCCACAAGAATTGTATAAGTTCCGTTATAGGCTGAAGGAACAGCACCAGAAATTGTTACGACAGCACCAGTTTGTAAATCGTGATTTACAGGGGTTGTAAGTTTGGCAACAATTCCAGTTTGATTGTTACTGCTGATTGTTTGAGTTGTAACAACATAAGTTCCAATGGTTGTTGCATCTGTTGGTGGCACAGTTGACATTGTGTAAGTAAATGTCGTTGAGTCAATTACATTAATAATGTAAGTGCCGTTGTAGTCACTAGGGGTAAACCCTGAAACCGTAATTTGATTGCCTGTAAATAATCCATGACTGCTGCCAGTTTTAATGGTAGCTAATGCGCTGTTATGAGTTGCGGTGCTTATTAATGCAGAAGCAAGGCTATAAGTGCCTACAACAGTAGCATTACCGCCTGGATTGCTTAATGTTGCATAACTAAAGGTAGTGGCGCTTTGTTTGGTAATAGTAAAAGTACCATTAAATGCGCTAGGAGTAGCCCCAGTTACAGTTATTACATTTCCTGTAAACAAATTATGGTCAGCAGCCGTTGTAACTAAAGCGCCTGTACCAATATTGGTAATAGAAGTAATTGCAAAAGCCGTACCGTTAGTTGTGGAATTGGTAGCTGGCGTTGTAGCCATTGTGTAAGTAAAATGCGTAGCATCTGTAACGGTAATAATGTATGTGCCGTTATATGCAGAAGGTGTAATGCCAGACATTACAATTTGATTACCTGTTAC